CGATTGTGTTCTTTTTTTTCTATTAGAAATCTATGAGTAAATTCTCGATTGCTGATAAGCTTTTCTTTTGAAAAAAGTACAACACTATTAATAAAAATATGCTGATTGTTAAATTGATGTTTAAATACATGATTTTCCATCCTATCAGAATCATACTTACCATTATTGGGATCAAAATATAAATCAAATATAGTATCATCTATAATTTCAATTTCGGGCCAAATTACCCAAAACATCTTTTGTTTTTCATTTTTACAAATTTCTAAATATTCAGTATATGTATTAATATAATATCTAGGATACCTATTACGACTTACTACTCGATTATGTTCTTTTTTTTCTATTAAATAGCGTCGAGTAAATTCTTTTTTTGATATTATTGCCAATGTAGAAAATAAAACTACACCATTCAAATACGATTCTACATCATTACAGAGATTTTTAAATACGTGATTTTGAGTCTTATCGTAGTTGTTATAAAAATCAAAACTAAAATCAAATATAGTATCATCTATAATTTCAATTTCGGGCCAAATTACCCAAAACATCTTTTGTTTTTCATTTTTACAAATTTCTAAATACTCTTCATAATTTTCAATTTTATAAACCGGATAGCAAAATCTACTAACAACAGTGTTGTATTCTTTCTTATCTACCGCGTATTGATTATCAAATTCTTTCTTCGACAGTTTCTTAAACTTACTACACAGGATTATACCACTTTGAAAGGATTGGACATCATTGCACAAATTTTTAAATACATGATTTTCTCTTCGATCATAAGAATTATGATGACTAAAATATAAATCAAATACTGTAGTATCAATAATGTTAACTTCGGGCCAAACTAACCAAAACATATCGTCTTCAATGTGTTGGTATTCTTCATATGTGTTTGGACAATATATATTGTACTTGTTAGGAATACTAGCTTGTATATCTACTTCTTTTTNATTTGTAAAAAATCTGTGATGAAACTCTCGACTCGAAATATCTAACGTATTTAGGAAAAAGGCAGATACCGTCAAAATGCTACGCCGTTTTTAAAAACATGAACATACATATTGTCCCATTGAGTAGCTCGGTAATCAGTTAAACTAAACGAATCAAGTAACTTAACATCATCCCATATAACCCAAAACATTTTAGTAAATGCTCTATCTCTTATCTGAGAAAACGAAGAAACATTTTCTATACTTTGTGCTGTGGGATACTTAGACTTTAATATCTTCCAATCGTCCGATCGTATATTGGACTTTGAAACATAAAAAATGTCATACATTGTCGTGTGTCCTATAATAGGTATTAGCTAGATTCAACGTTTCATTATACAGATCTAATGTATATTTGCTTTGATTTGCATCTAAATAGGGCCATTGTAGTCCCAAATTTAGATTAATCTTTTCTCCAAGATTTTTAATTTCTGCTATTAAACTAGCTGTATCAGTTTCGTATGATATAACATTTTCATTGTAGATGTTTTTTAAAATATCAAAATCTCGTACATTAATATAATCCCAATCAGTACAGTTAGTCATCCATGTTCCCATTCTTGCACCAAGAACAGCAAACAATCCATTTTCTTCGTGAGCTCCGACTGTTGACCACATGCGAAGTCTGTGAATATTATGCCACCAAATTTGCTGTTGAATTTCATTCGGAGGAACTTTTACACCGTCGAGCAATGTCATTTTTACTCCTTCTCGAAATCCGGCACGCCATGCTTGAAATGGCGATGATGTAATGTTAATATCACTGTAGCATGTCATTGTTTGACGATATCCATCTTCCCAACAAAAGTCAACTTGGGCACGATCGTTATCACTCGCTTCGTGACTTTTCATGTTTAGCAGAAACTCTTTATTCCATAATTTGAGACCACCATTGCCGTATTGTAGCCCGTTTATTAAATTCCGACCTAACCAGCTGTATACTTGAATCTTGGGATTTTCAATATCAATATCTTGATTAAAAAACTTAGGATCAACAATATTATCAGCATCAACCGTAACTAACCAGTCAGTTTCTGACAGTCTTGCTGCGGCTTTATGTGCCTCGTCGCTGCCCTTGACTCCGTGAATCCGTTTTGCCCAAGGAACTTTATTACATAGGTCGGCATAATTCAAATCAGCATTAGGTTCATCGTAACTAAGAAATATCACATCAAATTCTAAAATTTTCATATCTTTTCAAAAATATAGTTTTTAAAAATTCTCGCAGTAAACACACTGAATCGAGAGTTGGGCCCTGCATAAGGAATTACGAAATCATCAATGAATAATTGATCAAGTGTTAAATCAATTATTTGATAAAACGAATGAGGATCGTTATAGGAACAGACTATAAATTTTAATTTAGTCTCGCCTCCCCATCGTATACTTTTCTTTTTTAGCTTAGTACTTAGTTGTATTGCAATTAGATTCTTATTAGATAAAAACTTGATAGATATATCGGGATCATTTACACTAACATATTCTATATCGGGAATTCTATGCAAAATATCGTCTATTTTTACAAGAGAACTTACTTGTATCAATTCTAATTTATCATCTACTACATCGACAAAGCACGAAGTTAACGATATCGTTCCGTCAAAAATTGATTCAGCAAGTTCTTTGTCAATTTTTATCTTATGATTAATATTACTTGCTGCATGATCGGGATATACTCCAGTCACTGCCGAAGTTTTAGGATCATATATAGCGTAGTATTCTATTTCTTTTTGAATAAACGATTCAAACCATTTATCAAAGTCTATCATTTGTTCCATACTAAATTTTCCAAAATGCTTATACACTCATCAGTAACTAAATTTTTTTCAACATAGTGCATTATCCCAGTTTGTTGAAAGTTTCCAATCTTTAACTGCCCATTAGTATCAAAATAAAATCCCACATGATCCGAAACTGTGTTTGCAGGCCACGGCCAGTTTTGAAGTAGCGGCTTAAGATGTACAATTTTTGGAAATTCAGAATGATAAGTAACAGTATTTTCTAACCCTAGAAGTTTTGCTGATAATGCAAATGCTTCATCGGTACCGACGATTTTAGGAATATATCTAGACAGATAGAGACCGCTAAATTCTTTAGGATTCTTAATAATGTGTCGGCCAAGCGAGAAAAATTGATCACAAATTTCAGAGTCTTTTCTAAAATATGTAAACATCGAGTACAAGTTCGGTAGTTTATTTTCTACGAATGTTTTTCTATATTCAGTTGAAGTAACTACGTCACCTCTATAAGTATACACTGATGACGGAAGAAACAACTCTGCAGAACTGGTAATTAATTCTTCTATAGCATGACTATGATCTCTAAAGAATAACATGTCAACATCGAGACAAATTGTATGATCCCAAGGCGATAGTTTGTCCATCCAACTCCGACCATCCCAATGCTTTTCTTGATCCCAGAATATTATTTGATCAAACACCCAACTCGATGTTAGTGTAGTAACTGCTTCAACATCGTCTGTGACCAGTGCAACACTGTTGAAACCGTCTTTCTGTGTATGCTTAATGCTTAATGCAAGAGCGTATGCCAATTTTAAATAATCAACGCTAGAATTTTTTGATACAATCAGTAGATATCCAAAATTCATAAGATTTCCAATAGTGCAGAAGCGGCTCTAACGATAGCTTCCTTATTCATTATATGTATGTCACGACTAACTATATTACAAATAGTTTTACTGCCTTGATTTTTAGGATCTTCCACTAAAATCTTAACTGAGTCAGGAGTGATTGAATAAACCATATCCGTATCGAGTGATGTTAAAATTGGAGGTAATCCAGCCGACGTAGTTTCAAATCCATCTAACATATGTTTAGCTATACTAAATGCAATATCATTTCTAAATGTTTTTGGATTAAATCTATATATTAGAGAATATGTATTATAGTTCTGTTTAATATGACTAACTAAATCAAAAAATAACTTGCTTTCAGTGTTTTTAGTAAACATGACAGTAGTAGCCCACAATAACGGAATGCCTTCGTCAGATACCCACTTATCTAAGATTCCAATTCGATCCCCTCGAATGTCGTTCATTGCAGGAGAAATCAATAAACTAGAATCTATATCCCAATAATTTGAAAGATTATTGGAAAAAATTAAAAAATCACTATCAATTAATAATGTTCTGTCATAAGGTGTTAAAGAATACGCATCAGCACGATTTGCATTTACAAACGGTACTAACTTTGACGACAATGCTCCATCATTAAGTACTCGGACATTGTCTGACATTGGTTTTTCGACCAGTATGATCTTATCAAATGTTGCATTAACCTTTGAATAAATCTCCGAAGTCTTTGCCCAATCTAGTGTAGTTTCGTCAGTTACTAACGAAACTGGCACATTAAGATATTTTTTTGCAAGTGTAGCAGCTACTACGGCAGTTAAAATATAATCTACTTCTCTGCTATTGTGTGCAAAAATTAGTATTCCTTTATTCATAGATCGACTAATTTTTCAACTGTGCGGCTTTTTTTAATTTTTTCGTATTCTTGATAATATTCTAAAGTTGCTGAAAAATATCTATCAAAAACATCATCTCTAAACTCTATTAGATTTTTAACTAAAATAGGAGTATTGTTTAAATCAAGAATAGGAACATTTTCTACTCTTCCTTTATCTATTAATAATTGAACAAATACTAATAAAGAGTTATCAATTTTAAAAATTCCGCCAGCGCTGCCATATGTAAGCCTAGCATCTAATTTTTCTCTGATTGTTCGTCTCTGAATATTTAAAGTTTGATTGTAATTAGAAAAATCAAGAGCTTTCTTTAAGATGTCGTCCATTTGATCCTCGAATAATATGTGCAGTTTATTTATTGCTGCAATATTTTCAAAGAAAATTATGTCCCGGTTATAGAAGTTATAGAGTAGGTAGGGCGAGTGACTGTAAATCTTCCCGACGGAATTAGACTCCCGTCTGCACGTTTTTCTGTAACAGTTATAGAAAATGTTCCATCAATTTCGTCATTAGTGAATGGTGGGCCGCCAGCACCCGGATCGGTATATCCGGCAACAAATCGAACACGTATATCAACAGATGTAGCAGTACCTGTTGAATTATTGGCAACATTTGATCTAGCTTCTAATCTATACGAGTTCGCAGTGTAAGGAGAACTGTCAGTAAGTCTGTAAAATTCTTGGAAAGTATTGGTAAGTCGATAAAAATTTCTGCCGTTCATTGGAGAGAATCCTGTAGTAGGGATAACTGCACCAAATGTTCGAATTCCTGCAGAAGTTAACAGAGAACTCCACGCATTATTTTGCTGATCCGATCGACCACCTGTCCTAGAACTTTGTACTCTAATTTCGCCGCCACTATTAAAAAACCATCGAGCCTGATTGCTATTAGAAAATGATACTGTTAACGTAGCATTAATTTCATCTTTCCAAAATTGTGGAGCTGTAGAACTACTCCAAGTTCTAGATGCAACCAATGGAGAATTATCAGCATTTGCACCAACTGTTAAAAATTGCCCAGCTGCTACTAAAAATCTTGACGACTCGTCGTCTGTGGTGTCAGCCAACGCATCGTAGGCGTTAATTAACGTGGCCGACACCGATGTACCTTCATTAAAATCCTGTGCAGACCCTGGACCGAAATTTACAAGTGTACCCGATGATACAATGTCGTCTGTTATTCCATTTAGAGTCAAAATAGTATTCGATCCAGTTGTTGATATTAATGTAACATATCTCCTGGTTAATATCGGAGATCCTGTGCCTATAGTATATACTGCCATCCCTAAGATAACGAACGGTACCGACGAAGTTACAAATTGTATTGTTGATCTGTTTGCCGAGTTAGCTGCATTCGTAGTAGCGGAAAATGCAGCACCAGTTTGATGAATTTTTGTGTTTACAATGTCGTACCGTAGATTATCCCAATCTGTTTGGCTAATAACAGAATTAGCAGTTTTTGCTGCACTGAATAATGTTTGTCCATAGCCCAACGACCCGCTACCAGAACCCATTACTGAAAGAACTACGTTACGTATATTATTAAAATCCGAAACTGTTATTTTATTATTTGCTGATACTGGCATTAGTTTATCTCATTTTATTATTTATAAACCAGATATAGGTGCAATGGTATATGACGGCCTAGAAATCGTAAATGGAGGGGTGCTGGCTGGCAATAAAATTCCCGATGCACGTAATTCTTCGACTACTAAACTTAAAGTGCCATTAACTTGATCAGGTGGAGGAGACGGATTAACATCAACGTATCCGTCTATCCATGTTAGACCTATAGTTATTATTGTTGCACCACCGGCTTGATTATTTGCAATTTCGCATTGATAGGTTGCAGTGAATCGATTTTGTGAATACGGACCTGACGAATTGTTAAAAAATAAAACTTGCGGACTAGTTGTAGAATTATAAAAATTTACAGCGGAAAACTCTTTAGTTCCAGTCGCAGATAACAGATTACTCCACGAGTTATTTTGAGAAGTATTAGTTCCGCCAGTTCTCGAACTGGTAAAACGTATTTTTCCTCCGCTATTAAAAAACCACCTAGCTTGATCAGCATTACCAAAAGTTATGGTCACTGTACTAGAAACCGATTGACTCCACGCAGTTGTTCTAGAAGCAGTGCCAGCAGAATCTATAACAAATTGGCCCACTCCAACATTAAATTTATTTGCAATTGCAATATCCGATTGCGAATTGTATTGTGTATTAGGATTTTGTGGACTAAATCGGATAGGTTGCCCACGCACTGCTTCCGCGATCGTCGGTTGTAATCCATCTTGATGCAATCTTGCATTTAAAATATCATATCGTAATGCATCCCATTGATCTTTGGTTATGTTTAACCCCCTATCAACTTCGCTACTAACAATTGCTTGGCCATAGCCAAACTGGCCCGAACCGGGTCCCATAATATTAACTATCTTAGCCCTTATAGCATTATAGTCTGTATCTTCAATTATCGATCCTACAGCCATTTCTGCATCCTTATAACACTACAGCTTCAATGAGTTTTATATCTATATTATCAGAAGACTCTAGGGCTATTGCAAATACATCACTCGAATGCATTGCTCCAGCCGATGCGCACCCGTTATTTGCAGCAATTAGGCGTTGGCCTTTGCGGATAGCGCCTATTACTTTTACAGGAACTCGACCTTTAAGAGCAATGTATGTGCCGCCTTCTAGATCTTTGTTCATCATAAATGCAGGATTGGCGCTAACTACTCCTATTGCACGCTCGCCCCACCGAACTAGCAGTAACTTCGTTTTGTTGCCGCCTACTGACACTACTGTTCCGACTTCGTATTCAACATCGGTTAGGTAGTTTTTCAGCCAAATCGGCATACTGTGCGGAAGTTGCTGTACCATTAAATATCCTAGCAGTAATATCCGCATTATTATCTCGTACTACTACAGTGTTTGCAGTTTGTGCAGTCGAAGCAGTTCTATATACATCGCTTACAAGTAATTGATCCGCCTTATCCGATGTACCAATAAATCGATTGGCATACAGATTGGCTGAGCTGTCACGAATAGGGATTGTGTTAGGTGTTGCATTTACATCAGTAGTTGTTCCGCTTAAAGCTGTGGCATTCGAAGCCGTACCGTTTAAGTCACCGTTAAAGATTCCGGTAAATGTGCCAGGCCGAGCAATGGTTCCAAATGTTCCATAAAATACATCAGCAACTGCATCAAATCTTATATCGTCATTGGCGTTAAGTAAATTACCCTTATGAATACCCCCGATGTTACCTATAAACACTGTGCTACCATCAAGATTTCCAATGTTATTTGCATAAATGTCGTATGAGTAAACGCCAGACCATTTAGAATTAGTTGCGCCTAATGTAAATGCATTATCTTGCCCCGGTACTACTCCGTTTCGATTTGCAATTAACGGATCTTTCTTTTCCTGTGCACCAACACCAGTTCTTAGTCGAAGTATAACAGAATTCCCAGAATCGTTATAATTTTGATTTTCGATAACAGGTATGTCCCCGTTTTCAATCCATATTCTTAAATCGTCGGAATCTCCGATGCGAATACCGTCGTCTAAAAATCTACCTCGTTGAGATTGCAAAAGAAACGCCGACGAGTCCAATAATTCATTATTTGGTCCCAATATTCCTCTAGCGACACTGGCAGTTCCCCAATAAAAGTGGTCAGTGATTGTGATTCCAGTATCCGGTGTATTAATTAAGGTAAATCCTTTTTTAATTCCAAAAAATCCGGATATCGGACTAGCCACAGAGTTTAAGTTAAATGCTGTACTACTAATAACTGCAACTGTTTCATTTTGAACATTTACTTTTAATATATTGTGATTGGTGTTAACTGTGTCTTTAACTATTGCGGGTACTATCGAAGTTGCACTTAAGTCTGGAGTTTGCTCTGGTCCAACTAAGATGAATTCTGTGCCGTTCCAAATTGAAACTTGATTTGTTGACGTATCAAACCAAAAATCGCCAGTAGTCAATCCTGCCGGAGCTGTGCTTTGAGATGCGGCACCATTAGCAACTTTCCATTGGTTTCCATCATAAAATTTTAATTTCTTCTGAGTAGCAGTACTATCATACCAAATTTGTCCAACTATTGCCTTAGGAGGTGCACTGGTATTTGCAAAATTCTCCATAAGATGGAGAAAATTTTCATTTTGTACTTCTCCGTATCCGGCATAATTTTTACCAATTAATCTTAAATCAGTAGTTGTATCGATAGAGCCGTCGGCAACATTTACAAGAAAAGTTCCATTAAATTTATCTACTTTATATGACATTATTCGTGTTCCCCAATACTATATTTATTACTTTTTGGTATAGTAAAGTTTTCAATTTACTTAACATTTATAGATAAAATAAGATTATCGATAAAATCGCTTTCCAGATACGATGCAGTAAAAATGTTAACATCTAACACAGTAGCTACTGTTCCAGCAGTAGCTTGCGATAATGAACCAGTCTTCCATATCACTGCACAAGGTTCTGACCCTACGCCCGATGCTATTGGAGTTGCAGTCCCGATTCTTGTAAGAGTTCCGGGGCGATTAAAACGAGTTGTTGCAGTTTGATTGGCTAATCTAAATTCCGAATACACCGTCGAAGTTAAAACAAAATTATGATCAACAAATGATCTTACTATATCGCCGCCACCCAAACTGGTTACAAATATATCAATAGCATCGTCACGGGCTCCAAACCATGAGTTCTCACCGATGATAAACATTGCGCCGCCATTCTGTAAGTAGGCCGTTAATTTATTTGTAGGATCTACAGTAGGGTTTCCGATATACGGACTAGCATAACCAACATCCCATATTTGAGCATATTGATTTAAATCTATATTCATTAGTTGACTATAACTAGTTACATAATCAACCTCGAACCCTTTAGCAGCCAGCTTTGGGCCGATCACTGGAAAAACCCGCGTCTCGGGGTTAACATCACCGCCCCTATAGTAATTGGTGTTTCCGCCAGGACCTTGCGTCCAAAAATCAAAAAACATTAGAGCTCGAGCACGCTGCGCCCTAGGAGTTCCTACGGTTCCGTCACCTCGACGAAAGCGAAATCCTAATCTTCCTGATCCCGCTGGCATTATGCGTATCCTGTAGTTAAAGTTACAAAATGTATAGATCCTGCTTTAAAAATATTAAGCAAATCAACAGTATTTGGTTGTGTGCTTAATGTTTTATAACCAGATGCAAATATATACCCAGATGATGCTGTTAGTTTTCGATTTCCGGACGAGTCTTGAGTAATAATAGCAGTTAACGATGCTCCGCTGGGCATATTAATCGGCAATGCTAATGTAAAATTACTGTTTGCAGTCACTGTCTGTATCGTTCCATTGTTCCAATTTAGCGTTAGCGTTGTTCCGGTATTGCCAGCATTAAATATAGTTTCAACAATTTTGCTTGTATCAACATATAATTTATTAACAAGATGATTATTTTCGGTTGGAACTTGTGACTGTATAATCGGATTATTGACTACAAGTGTTCCACTAATTGTGCCCCCAGTGAGTGGCAGTTTAGTATTATCAACAATAGTTATATTTTGACTACCATTAAACGGAACTATTATTAATTGTCCTAGGTGTTTGTAATACTGTAGCCGTACTTGCTATTTCCGATTAAATTATTAGCATAGATAGTGTTGAATGGTTTTGACGGACCTCCTAAATTTGTAAGATTATTGCTAAAAATTGCGGGTGCTAACGGGCCTCCTAAGCTTGCAGCCAGGGCGGCCGGGGCAAATGTAATATCGGGGCCCTGCGATCCTACCAAAATATTAAATTGTGAGGTTGACGATATAGTAGGTATGTCGAGACTAAGACCGACTGCTAATGTATTAACAGTTCCAAAAGTTAATGATGCCGACGGAACTGAAATATTACCATTAGCAACAACACTTCCGGTGATCGTTCCGCCAGTTAGCGGAAGCTTAGTATTATCAAATATTACAATATTCTGTGAGCCGTTAAATGCTATACCATTTATTGTTCTACTATTAAGTAGCGTTGATGCCGACGATGCATTTCCAACAAAATTGTTAGCATAAACATTATCGAATTTTTTTGTAGGTACTCCTAAATTTACAAGATTATTGCTTAGGATTGCAGGAGCGAGAGGTCCGCCTTGCGATAATGATTCGCTCGGTGTTACAAAACTTAAACTTGGACCGTCGTTGGACAGGATTAAATCTATCTTTCCAGATGCTCTAATAGTAGGAATATTAGATTCTACAATTATCTGTATACTGTTGCCGATGCCGATTGCAAGTCCTTGGTCTAGTATCGAAAGAGAGTTTAATGTTCCAACTTGTTCTAGATTAGAAGTAACAACTGTATCTTTAATAAAAGTCCCAGTTAACGTTTCAGCATTGGCCGAAACAACAATGTTCTGCGATCCGTCGAACACAACATTGTTTATAGTTCTACCAACATCAAGTCTCGATGCCCTAGCGGCCCTTCCTGTAAATATTTTTCCGTCAACTTCGTTTGCAATAATGTTGTTAAATCCACTAGTACCTATAGTAACGTTAACATTGCCCGATAGTGTGCCGATAAAATTAGTTGCCGTTATGACATTAGCAGCAAAACTACCACTGCTATCTCGAGCAACAACAGTTCCGATGCTATCGCCAGATGTAGCATCAACGCTCCATGTAGTTGACAATGATCCGTTAAAGTTAGATCCTGTTAAGTATGTGCCTCTTATTAATGAATTCGGAGTAGTTGCAGTAACTGTTATATCACTACTTCCGTCAAAATTGACTCCGTTAATTGTTCTTGTAGTAGCTAGCTTACTAGCAGTTGATGCATTTCCCAATAAACTTCCCTGTATAGTCGATGATCCTGCTACATTTAGACCCTTAACTAAATCAAAAAAACCATCAATTGAATTACTGGCGTTTATTGAAAACGATTCAGAACACCATATACCTTGCACCTGTCCGTTAATCTTCATTAGAATAACTGCATGGTCTGTGTTATTGGTATCTTTTAGTATGCTAGACATTGATCTAGTCTCGCCAAAGCCAGGTACTGCTTCCGGACCAATAACTGTCCACACATTTCCATTAAAAATAGACAATTGTTGCGAACTAGGTCGAAGCCACAATGCACCTATAAACTCCGAAGGTGGAAGTTCTGATATTGTGGCAGAACTGATTGGTGCCCATTCGGTGCCGGTATAAACATTCATTCTACCGCTTGCACTATCATACCAAGATTGGCCGCGTATTGGCCTAGTAGGAGGGTTATTATTAGAAAAATTTTCTAATAGAAATACAAAATTTTCATTTTGAATCTCTCCATACCCTGTGTAATTTCTTCCTAACAGACCGATACTAGTAGATGTATCGAGTACTCCGTCTTCAATAGTTATCAGTGCTGTGCCGTCTGATTTATTAATTAAATATGCCATTATCGCTCCTACGATTTATTATATAACAGCCGACCATGCACCAGCTACTAGTTCAAAAACTCTAACTGATCTAAATACTGAAATAGTCTGGCCGGGAATACTGACCAGACTTACTGTTAAATCTTGTAGTGGGAAGTTTGTCCCACTAGGGGATGTGTTATATTCTATGTTGTTAATTTTGTTAAGAGAAGGATTTAAATTAACATTAACTGCAGAATTAGAAAAGGCTGTACACAATAATCTAGCAATAGTTCCATTTTCGTATTCGTTGGGAGGGGCCACTTGTGTTAATAATAGTGCAATTGCGGCCGACGAAGGGGAATCTGTAATATCTAAACTAAGAACTATCGATCGACGACGGACAAGATTAGTTACATATTTCTTAGATGTTGCTTCTGACAATTCGTCAGACGATAATACTCCCGACGATTCGTTAATCTGAGATGGCAAGTTTTCATTAGTTGTTACTAACCCTGTGATTTTCTTATTATTAATCAAGGTAATATTGCCAGTAGGAGCTAATTCTAGATCTTGAGAAGGTTGCAATGTAGAAATTCTATTATCATTTAAGAAAATATCATCAACTGTTAAATCAACTAAAGTACCTAATTGATTTAAATTTGGGAAATTTTGCACTAAACAGGTGTCGGCTGTTAATACATCAACGCCGTTAATCTTATATGCTTTACCGGTAGCAATGTTAATACTTTCTTCGGTGTTCCAAGACTCGTTTGCTTGGCCCAACTCTGCGTCATCATAAATCCAAATTAATCTATGATCAGTGGTTCCTTTAATGATTATTCCTCCACCGCTAGCAAATGCATCGGTTGGATTTGAAATTTTTGCAAGTTCAAGATTTTTATCTTCTAAAGTAATTATTTCAGTATTAATTGTTGTAGTAGTTCCCGAAACTGTTAGATTTCCGTCCACTATTAAACTGCCACCAACTGTTACAAGACTATTTGGTTGATTGTTATAAATTTCAACTCGTTGGGTCGACGACACGATATTAATCGCAGTTTCAGCGTCCACACCCCGACGTACTCGTAATTCTAAATTTCGATTCGACGCAGTGTTGCTTAGACGAACATTACCAACATCTATATCAAATAATCCTTGTTGGCCTGCTCCAACCGACAACCCGTCGTCACTTGCAATAACTGTTTGAAATCTTAATATATTCGCTTGGTCTTTTCTTGCAAAATTACTAGCAAGTGTATTGTCAAGTCTATCGGCATTAGATGCTGTAACATTAAATTTAATGCCAGCTAATACTCCGGCATTAAATCCAGGAAATATAATCTTATCTTCTCCTGCATTGTTAAATCCGTTAATTGCAATCTTAGGAATGAATTCATCTTTTGAAAATATACCCAATAATGTTCCATTAGTATATAATAGTGTAATAACTCGACTATTATTATTCTTATCTAAAATAGTCTGTACTTTGAATCCGCTTAGTCCTTGACTTGCTGAATATGACGGGCCCAATAAGATTACGTCAGCCCCGTCATAAAAATACAATTGCTTGTCGTTATTATTAAACCATAAATCACCAACACCTAGTGTGTTAGGTTGTGTATTTGATATAGTAGCTGAACTAACTGGTACAAACGCAGTTCCTGTATATACTTTTAATTTGTTTTCAGTTGTGTCGAACCAAATTTGGCCCCGCACTGGTTTTTCTGGCCTAACTGAATTTGCAAAGTTTTCCAGCATCTTAACAAAGTTTTCATTAAGTGCTTCGCCGAAACCACTATAATTTTTTCCGATTAGTGTAATATCACTCGATAATTGATCTACTTGTCCGTCGGCTACTGTTGCTAATATCGTGCCGTCTGTTTTATTAATTGTATATGCCATTTACGTTACCTTAAAAAGATGGAGTACCAGAACGAATAATATAGTTAAGTGTTAAGAAAGGATTAACAACAGAATAAGGTTGGCCGGTTACTCCTCCGGTTTTGATTCCGCCGGAAGACGGCAAATATTGCACTCGATTTGCTGTTGTTCCTCCTGTGCTAAGGAATGCGCCCGAATCTAAGGGCACTGCCGTGTCAACTCTAGCGGCATAATACTGTTGACCGGTAGATCCCTGCATACTGTGCTCGTGATTAGGTAAATTTGACACGCTTAACGTGTATCCGGATCCGCCGCCGGCGCCGCCAAGTGTATCTGGTTCAACTCCGGGGATTCTATCGGCATTGCCGCCGCCGCCGTCGACTACTGCCCCGGTAGAGCTTTGAACCTGTTCTCCGTTGTCCATGTTATCCTTGCCTAATGGAAATCTTCCCCTAAGGTCAGGAAGTCTAAAAGTAGATCCAGATGCTCCTTGCAACGGTGAGGATCCGTTATAAGTACTTCCAATAATACTGTACAATTGATTATATTTTTCAATTAACAATTCTGTACCATCGCACAACAAAAATCCAGTAGGGACATTTGATCCAGCAAATGGTAATATAGCACCTATAGGAACTCCTAAATCTCCAACAAATGTATCTCTAGAAACTTGTAGTAATCCACTTCGCGAATCTCTATAAATTAATACTACATCAGTGTTTAAAGAAAAGTTCTTTTCCGGAGATATTAAAGTTTCTACTCTAGGCTTCGACGAAATAAACAACGGACTAATAGAAGTATTAAACACCTTCGACGTTCCGCCAGCTATGCCGTTAAACTGAAAACTAGACGAAGTTACATCGCCGGTTATAGAAAAAGTAGTTTGCTGCTGCAACGATGTAGCTGTTCCAGCGTTGCCGCTAATGCTTCCAGTTAATACTCCCTGAATTGTATCGGCTATTAATGTTTTTGTTCTTATGCTATTCCATCTTCTTACAGATGATCCTAGTTCATAAGTATCTGTCGTTTGAGGTACCACATCGGTTAGAAAAGATGTAGAGTTTGAAGTAATGCCTTCATTAACTAGCAGATTTTTAGATATCGCAACACCACCAGATATTCTAACAGCACCGTTATTTAAATTTGTAGTTGCAGTAGTATCACTGACAATTAATCTGCCATTTATTAATGTATTACCATTTACATCTAAACTTTCAGTTGGTGAAAGATTGTTAATACCAACTTTTCCATTTATTACACGCAACACTGTAGATACAAGCCCAGAGCTACTTAATTGCAGATCAATCGAGCTGCCGGGCTGACTGTTATATAATTTTGCTGCGGTAGTTGACGTTGATACAATAAATGTACCATCAACTCCTAACGTTAATCCGGAATCATTTTTAATATTGAACGGTGCTTCGACTACATTGGAGATGTCGGTCCTTAAAAATTTTCCAGATTCAACAACTAATTGCCCAACTCTTAGACCATCGGCGGATGTTGATGTTCCGTATAACTTAGGAAGAAACCCACCTTGATAAATTTCAGTCTCCGGTATCAATGCTGGATCTGGTGCGGCAATATTAACACCGGCTCTAATGACTGGAAATTGAGGAATAATTAACTTAGGTGTAAAGCTATCCTTACTGATAATAATAATCGGTTTATCTTCTACATATACCGACAACACGACTCTAGTAATATTATCAGAATCGATAACCTGTTCTACATTAAGGCCACTTTTTAATCCAGTTGAAAAATTCGGACCGACTAATATCCAATCTGTTCCAGAGAATACATACAATTGTTGATTAACAGTGTCGACCCATAGTTCTCCGACTTTTGATTGATCGACTCCTGGTTCAACTGGACTCTTCTGTACTCCCGAGGCCGACTTCCAGTCAGAACCGTCAAAAATCAATAATGAAGAGACCGAAGGATCTGAATTAAACCAGACCTGCCCAACTGTGGGGTTCGGAGGGGCCGATGCGCTGGCAAAATTTTCTAATAGATGTAAAAAATTCTCAGCAATTGTTTGCCCGTATCCTGTTACATTTCGACCGGGAAATGTTAAACTAGTATCAGTATTTGATGTGTTATCAAATACTGTAATAGGTGGGGTGTTTTGATTATCTGTATAATTTACGGTATATGGCATGTTTATACCTCATTAAAGCCGGTTAAGCTCTGAATACGGATTGTATAATCAATCTGTAATAATCTGTTCAGAGACTTTTGAACAGGATGAAAAACTACGTGTGTTAGTAATTTTCCAAGACCATCTGGATTATAAGACCGTAGCCCGAGTTCGTCAAACACAAAGTTACCATCCATCGAAACGCTGTTATCGAAAGCATCTTGGCCAACAGGTTCGCCATAATCTAAAAAACAGCTAATAACTATATCACTATACGTTGCACCACTGATATGTCGAATTTCCATTTTATTTCGAGTTGGATCTACATTTTCAACTGCATTTTGATCAACAACTTTTTCGTAAGTTTGATTATATAATCCAGTGTTTATACCAACAGTATTAGGAGTCAGGTAACTAATCAAACCTGTAGGATCAACTGTTGTGCCGCCGTTTCCGAAGCACATTTGATATATTGACCCTCTGCCTTGATTACTTAGACTTTGCACCATTGCAACACTAATATTTTCATAATGTATTGCATTTCGTTTATCAATATATACTTCGTTGTTAGAAGGATCAAATATTTTAATATGACCTTCTACGTGAAACCCACCCGTATCATTAGGTGGAGCTTCTTTAGGAGTTGGTGTTTGATTTTGCATTTCGGTCTCTAACGTGTTATCATTCATAATGTATTTATTCGGGCATAATAGTAGACTTTTGTAAAATAAAATCAACTATAGTATTAGTATTTCTATGCATAGGACGGCCGGCATCTGTTGAAATATTCTTGTTATACCAAGTATTACCTAATCGTCGTATCATAGTAATGCGTGTTCCAGGAGCAACTGGATTAGTCAATCTAATATATGGCGAATCACCATCTACACTAAACTCGGCTTCAATTGTTATATCAGCAGATGGGCTTGCTGCTCCTTGTGTTTCGTCGTACACGGCAATCGGATCTTTTCGTAAACGAGTGCCGCCGACAAATATCTCTAGTTGATCGCACGGGCCGTTTAGTGATGGAATAGAAGACCGATACCAATTTGATCGAACTCCTTGACTTGGAATAAAATCTAACGGCCCTATTAGTAATGTGCTACCGTCACTAACGAAGTCATATCTCTCCTGCTGATCAACATACGGTATTGTCTCGGACATACTACTGTCAGCAATAACTGTTCCAACGGGGTATGTTTCTGCAATAGATGTACCCTGACATCCTCTTCTCAATTGAGATAAAATATTTCCAGTTTTTTGTAGATATTCAATTCTTTCGTTGTTGATCAATACAACTCCAGGAATGTTTCTAGCTGCGTTAGGCACAAATAATGAGGATGCATCCGAAACTTCTATATACAAATCATAATAGTTTAAATCTTTAGTTAGTTTAACATTATTCTTAGAATATCTTCTAAAGTGATAGATATTTAACATATCTTTAAATATCTCATACGCATTAGGCAATGTCCAAGTGTCATTGCCAAATTCTACTATTTTAACACTATCTGCCGCGATAGTTTCAATATTGAGATATATTTCAGATCTAGACATATCAATTGAAAAATCCTGTTCTTTTGTTAATCTACTTCCATTTTTGTAAACCCATACAAAATTAGAATCAATTGCAGGTCGTTTTAATTTATATTTGACTTGACCGCCAGTATACTGATCAGATATTATGTCAAAGCTAGGATATTCGCTAAACCATGTTATTTCGATAACATCTCCCGCTGTCATAATTGCTGCATATGCTTCAGAAATTACTATATCGTCGTTTACAATATTGTAGTCGCTGCTAACGTCAACTAGAACTTTAATTTCGTCACCTGCATTGAGATACTCAGGATTTACTGTTAATAAACTAGATGCATTATTATAAGTATATGCAACTATAACAGGCTGTAATTCATTGTTAATATATACTAAGATATTATTTAATATAATTGTTCCGGCTGGCAAAGTTGGGTCAATACCAAGCTCTATAACATTATTCGATCCATCGTACACTACTACTATAGTATCGGGGCCGGCAATTTCGAACCCATTAACCTGTACAAGTACAGAAGAAGTTGCAGATGCTCTAGTCAAATTAACAAATTTATCTAATTGAAGTCTAGTTGTCGAACCATCATAAGTTAGCGTTTGTCGATTTACACGAATTATAGAATTTCCGGTACTATCAGTATCTAAGCCTGTTCCCAATGATACAATCTTAACTACTCGGCCATTCAAAGGGGCATTGCTAATAACAACAATTGTTCTATCTTCGGTATCAGTATATTCAGAGCTATTAGAAAAGAAGGCGTCAGTCTCAATACCGTCGACTGTAACAACAATTGACGAAGTTTGGTTATAGACTGCCCTCGTTAAAAATAATGAAGTTTCACCATCGGCAATGAATTCTTGATAATCTAGTAAATTTATTCCTCCTAGTCCAATAGAAACAATTTCAATTATAGATCCTATACTCGGTGCAATATCAAATACTACATCATTTGTAACGAAATCGATACTGTATTCTAGCGTGTTCTTTATTAACATATACCTTGACAGAATTTGCTTCTAATACAGTTAGCCCTATATTAAATCTTGTTTCTATACCCGAACCGTAATAAACATTACTTTGTAGAGGAGCAGCACCTTGAGGTCGAGTATGATAAACCTTAATAGAAACACTTTCGAGAACTTGTCCAGGAACATTTTCCTCAGTAGCGGGTACATGGTCAGGCTCAACAAACTTACCGCCATCGATCGCAATTTCTTCAGCAGTTTTTCCTGTTGCCGTAATATAAGCACCCCCCATTATGGACAATGTACCTCCACTAAGTCGAGTATCAATTATATTAGGATCGTTAATAACTACAGAACCGTCGCTATCAAATGGACGGAATATTATAGTGTCGCCCGCTTCGATAGTGATATATGGTTGATCAGTTATAGGATTGTTAAATTCTACAATTTTTGTAGAGCCGTCGCCTATAAATGTTGGCATTAGTCCCGAGGCTGGAAAATTAATACTATCAATCCTTACAGGACTGTTGCTTAATGTTGCAGGATTAATTACATAAGTTGGATCCAATAGTGGATTGCCTAAAGTATCTATATTCTGAGGCGTTGTTAAATTTGCTCTCTTAACATAGATCGAAATATACTGCCCGGCAGGTGGTACTGATAGTAATTCAACTGAAGTAGTACTTCCGTCAGCTACATAATAAAAATCAGAGGCGGATTCTACACTATCCCAGTTGTCAGTAAACCAAGGTAGGGCATCCCATCCGCCAGTAACATCGAATGTAGTACCTTGAATTTGCACTCCGCCAAAGTCGATTCCTGTCATCAATTGTGGCAATTCCTTGCCTGCCATTCCGGCAGTAGGTGAATAATATTTGTCCACACGATTAACAGCATCAAGGTACTCGTCGTTCTTTTCATAATTAACAACGATAACATCTCCCGTAGAAGGTGGTTGTACAAATATCAACTTACCTCTTAATGTATTGCCCGATTCAGTTGCTGTTCGATATAAGGTAACATTGTACTCATTAGTCAGCACTAGTTGTCCATTTTTTAAAATTTCAATTTTATTTTTATCTCTAGTAGGAGCATACTTCAAATCAAAAGTTGCAGTAAACCCTAATGCAGTAAACGTTTCAGACTCGGTAAATTGTTGTAAAATTCCTGTTTTAGAAATTCTATCAAACTTCATACCTAAATTAAACGAACGAATTACTCCGTTACCAATAACTGCTGATGCTCTAGCAATATCTTGAGATATTCCATTACCTCCTACTAATCTTACTAGTGGTGCTGACAAGTATCCTGTTCCCGAACTGACTACAGATATTCCAGTAACTCGACCGTTTGAAATATAAGCTTTTCCTACTGCCCCAGTTCCGCTGCCTTCTATTAATACAGATGGCGGGGTAGTATATCCGGATCCAGCGGTGATTACATTAAACGATGTTACCGAATATCCTTGATTATCAAAAAAAGATTTCCAAGGATAGCTAGTTGATTCGTTTACTGGTAATATCTTACCGTCAAGTTCCGAAAATGCCGGAGGACTATCAAAGTCAGTTGATGCTGCCTGAGATACATCTAAATTCTTATACTTAGATGTGTACTCTCGAATAGTCGTTCTATATGGTTTAACTTCTTCAATATATGATTGATAGCTGGCTAGATTATCATTCTTGTAGCTTATTTTTTGTTCTAAATTTCCAACATTGTGTATGGCATTTAAGAAACTAGTCTTAAATGCCCAGTCAACCGTTGGAGTCTGTACAAAAGAATATCTAATAGATGTGAAAAATAATTTATTCCATTCTACTCGTAGGTCTTCTATAAACACATCGTCGCGAATAGCTTGCAATATATGTCTAAGTTCCTTTGTAGGTTGAATATCGTAGAAATTTCCGTCAAATGTTGCAAAACTATCAAGACCTATTCCCCTTGTAGGGACAAAAGATTCCTTAATAATTTCGATAGTACCAAATTGGCGGCCAACTAATTTATAGTCAAGTGATACGTTTCCTGCTGAGATTGCTGTTCTCTCTAAAAGAGCCCATCCGCCATTTGCATATTCTTTTACTCTAATTATGTCTCCGGTGGATGCAAAGATTGTAGATTCTTGATATAAACTATCAATTTCAACAATAATTCTAGAATTCGACGAATATCCAGTTGCATACCAATCTACATATTTCCAATATTTTGTAGTGTCGTAGGACTGAATCTTGCTTTTTATAAATTCCCTTCGAACATCATCCCATGCATATATTGCCCAATTAGTTGTTAAACAGTTCTCTATCTTGTTGAACTAANNCTGAGAAATTTCTAATAGTAATACTAGTCCGACGTACTAGCGTTTTACCCTTAACCATGACACTAGCCGACGCTATGCGGCCTTGCGCATCAATTGATACAACAGCTTCGGCTCCGATGCCGTCACCTACAATTTTAATGTAAGGGGTAACCTTGTATCCAAAGCCGGGATCTACAATAGTAATCGTGTCGATTTCCCCGTTAACAATGTTCGGTACCAAAATAGGACGCTTGACTCTAATAGTTCCGACATTTTGTAAATCAATTGTCTGATCTACAACAGTATCATATTCGTTTAACACCGATGCAGGAACAACATCAACTAAATTTAAATTAGTGTAGTTAATTATATCTGCAAATGACCCTCGTTGATAGAATGTTATTAATATTGTCAATTACCGAGCCTAACACTGAGAATCGATCAACGAACATACTTTGGCGAGGCCTAAAGCTTAATCCGTATTTCTGCTTCTCTGGCAATGAAATATCAGGAACTTTGTTACCTGATATATTATATCCAACTAAACTGTCTATCCATTTTTCTTCTAAGCTAGCTGTTGGTAAACTATCAGATACTCCTTCTGTTAACAATTGATATTCATTATGTGTAAGATTAACAATTACATTATCCCTGTTGTATTCAATGTTAACTAATATCTTGTTAGAATCTATAATAGATTCTAAATTCCAAAATAAGAATTGGTCGGCTGCAATGGGCGCAACAAAAGAAATATTGCTAGATTCGGGAAATTCGATTAAATTTTTAACATCAGCAGCCGATATTCGACGACCGATAACGTCTCGAGGAGTTACTGATTTATTTTTAACCCAGAAATAATATTTTGTTCCTGAAGATTGACCAGTGACCGAATTAAACAAAGTTTTGATAGAGTAAACAGTATCGTCGTCAAACATAGGAATTCCTGATATTTCTCGAGACGCTCCTCCTGAACTTCTAGCCAGTTCAGCCCACACTGAAGGAAGATAATCAGATTCAACCCATTCGTAGATATCAACAGAAGATCCATATACTTGTTTATTCCAGTGACCTATCTTGTAAGCAAGATCTCCTTGATCGTAATAATCAAACTTAACTGCACTCAAGTCCCACCAGAGCTTTCCTACATTTTCTCCAAACCATGCCCGGTCCTCGTCAACTTCTTGATTATCTGTTCCAACGCTGTATACGGCTGGGTCATATATTGTTTTAAAAGAAATCTCTTGTTCAGCAGCTGATAATATTTTTAACTTTCGATTATCAACTAATTCAATTGCTCCAAGATTCGTAAGCTTAGATTGATCGTACAACGAAACGTTTCTAATAGTTTCTAAATCTACAGATTCAGATTCTTCAGAAATAATTTTCCACGAATCGGTAGTTAACGATCGCTTGAAAAGCCTAACTTTTCCTGTCTTAATATCCGAAACTACAGTACCAGATCCGACTCCCGAATCAGTAGCAATAAATTGTGTACCCGGAGTCGGAATAATTAGAGTTGATAGTCCAAGAGCATACCAATTAGTATTACCAACTTCTACAATAGAATACGATCGCCCTGCGATTAAATCAATCGAAGGTATAGATTTTTTAAAGTTAGGTGATCCAACTAAGATAGTCGTATCAGACATATCAATTGCCGAGCCAAATGATTCAAAATCTTGAAAATCACTGTCTAATTTTTCGACTAAGAAATACGTATCGTCTTTTTTCTCATACACATATACCTGACCGGGATTACCTACGTCTTCTGAAAAAACAGTTAATGTATTATCAAACGTTGTAGTTGCATTATCGTATGTTGTAGAACTTCGATATTTGGCGTTTTTAGCTCCAACTGCAATTCGTTCACTTCGTCCACTTATCGAAATACTAGATCCAAAATATTCGTTAGGATATTGCTCGAAACTCTGTAATTTTTGTTTTAGTCTAAATTCAGTAGAATCTAAATTAGTTCTTCTTAAAACATAAGCAGATCCTTGAGATTCAAAGTTAATGTCTGCAGTAGGGCTAGTGACTACTAATGTAACGCCCGATGAATCAAAATCAATCGAAGTTCCAAATTTATCACCACTAGAAATATTTTCTTTTATTCCAGTATCATTTATACTTTCTAAAGAGCCGGCAGCAATAGTTTGTATTAACTTATAAGCACCATTATTATCTCGCTTATACAGAAATACCTTTCCGCTAGGAATACTGGTACTATCTCCGATAGTTTCCCAAGGATCGCCTTCCGGTAATTCGCCAATACTTGTATAAATTAGTGTTGAATCAGTATTTGGGTCATCATTTGATCTTGGATCAAATAATCTGCGATACGAACTCACCTGTGTTAGATCATCAATGAATCTAACAACATCACCTGTTCGGTAAACCTGTGTCGAATTCCATAAGCCTCGATAATTAGGAAAAAATTGACCGTCACTATCGGGTGCAGATACTGCCAAAATACTGCCATCTCTATTCATCGAAACTGAATGCCCAAATCTGTCTCCAGGTTTAATCATTTCTGCAAGTTGAACAGCATCGGGGTAAGACGGAATTAATGTTGAGTCATTTATTAATCCGATAGGCAAGGTAGATCCATCGGGCATGTTTTCCGACGTTAACTCATTATATGTTGCTCTAGTTGGTAAAAACGAACCAGTATTATTTGTTAATTGCCACTGCACTGCATTAACAGAACTACCGTCTGAAATATCTTCAAGTGCTGTCCAAAGTTGACTATTAAACCAAACAACTTCCCCAGTTAGGTATGATTTTGTATTGTCAAATATACCTCGATAATTATTGTCATTTATAATTCGCCAATTAGAGTTTTCGTAAACAAATAAGTAGACTCTACCTGTATTGTTTGCAGTCCCTGTAGCTGATACTGCCATGTAATATTTGTTACCAACTACTGATAAACTAATACTAGATCCAAAAAACTCTTCAGCATTTATTCTCGGGCTTAAAATAGGAGTCGACACAGTCCATTGTCCAAACTCTCGTTTAAACATAAACACTGCACCTTGATTTGTTGGGCCCGAGACTCCTGTTGGATTACCAACAACTAATGTTTCCGGAATCCAGTTTTCAGAATTCAAATCAATAGTAGATCCGTCGCTAATTTGAGTGCGCAATGCTCTCCATAATTGTCCTTGATATAGAACAACATCACCGGGAGAATAACTCCTCGTGCCTGCAAAATCGCCACGATATCTGCTTAAAATTCCGCTAGCACGTGGGGCGCCAACTGCCAACCAAGTTTCATCAGGACTAATTGCTAATGATTCACCAAAACTATTATTAAGGAAAGGAATAAATGGTAAACTAGGTTGTACTATTTGCTTAACAACTAAATTTCCGCGTATTTCAGACGCTGCCAAGACGTACCCCGATCCAGGAACTCCAAAGATCGATAATTTGTTATTGTCGGCATAGATAACCGATGTACCGATTCTCACAGGATCAATGATTAAGTAATCATCGATTGTACTACCGATATATTGAGCTTGTTTCTCAACAACTTGCCATTTATTATCATTGGTCGTTACTTCATCAATCCATATTTTAGAACCATTTTTAAGAATAGCTGCGGATTCTTGATCAACACTATTAAAGTTTGCATATCGAGCAGGAGTTAATGTACATAGATTATAAGAAACTGTACTTTCGTCGAACGAAATCTCAGTGCCGGTTACTGGTTGTAAAATTGTAATCGATCTAGACTTAATTGAAACTATAGGATAAAATCCTGTTAAATCAGATATTTCTTTTAGACCAACATAATCGCCGACTTTAAAATTATGAGTTCTATTTAAATTTAAAGTTACAAATTCAACCTGATCAGGATCTTGTTCAATGCTCTTAATAATCAAGGACTTGGTACTACTAAAACGTACCACTGACCACGAATTCTTATCAAAAGTTACCCATATGTGTGTATTTTCTGCAAGAGAATTGATATCTATAGATTCCAACTCTTCTTTAGACTTGATAATAACATCAACTTGATAACCGGCAACATAACCTGCCGATCTAGATAGGCCAGTATATCGTACTAGCGGATTGATATTTGTAGTATAAGGCACAGGAGCATAAGAAAATTTACTCTTATCAATTCTAATGTATGAATCAAGTGTTGTCTTTATTTCAGGAGAGGCAGTTATTAATACAGGTTGTGGATTAATTTGTATATCGCCTTTATCAATTTCAAATTCAACATATGATACTTGATCAACACCTCCAAATTTTCCTACACGAAAACCCCACTCTTCGTTTAATTCAATACTCGAATCAGGAGTCTTGCTTAACTTATCAAAAACTTTGATAATTGCATTGTTTGTTCCCTTTTCTCTAATAAATCCTTGATATAATTTAAATTGAGTTACTTGATCTTCGGCAATTTCTTGAAGATAATCTCTATTTTGGTATCCTATTGCATGTCGTGCTAAATCGCGCTGGCTCGATCCAGTGCCGTCGGCATCCGAATTATAATAGTCCTCAAACTGATTTGTTTTAAAATCAAAATTAGAAACTAACTGTTTAGTTGGGGTTGAATCTAGTTTAGTCCACTGGCTATCGTCAAATATTTCAACACCTTTCTGAGATGTTAAACTTGTCCAATTATATGATTTATAGGCAACAATGTCTCCCAATTTATAATCAACAAACGGTTGCCATACTTGTATGTTTACGTTGTCGTATAAAAATCCCGGACTAGTATAATCCCCGTCCCAATCAGTTGTTCTAAAACCTTCTAGCTTCTTAATTCTATACTTGTCTATAACCTGTAGTTTTATCATATAACACATACGTTGAAAACTGTTACGGTCGGNNAGAAATAGTTACATAGTTCTTTAAGAACCAAATAATGCTTTAAAGAGTAAAAATTCCAATAGCACTTGATACTGTAGTAACTGTAACTTTTTGATAGTCTCGATTAACGTTAATTTGATTAACAGGAATAACAGTTCCGTCACTTTGTAAAATTCTGTAGTCATAAAATCCATCTAATAGATTTTCAATAACTCCTAGAGGAGTGTTTAGAACTACCCCATTAGCTGACGGACTAAGAGATATCAACGAACCCGGAGACCAGTTATGTCTGGACCAATACAAAAATTCTTTTATACTAGTTTGCCAATTCCTAGGTTCAGAAATTGTTTGATCGTATTCACCAAATTCAAATCCCTGATCCATTAGATATGCTTCATATCCACATAAAAAGTCAACTAACTTTTGAGGATCGATGAATATTGCTCCGTATTCTAATATTTTAGCAGATGATCTATTAAACTTAGTTCTAATTTGTGCGTCAATTGATCCTGTAACTGGAAGTTTAGGTAATCGTTGCCACAACGACGGATCAAAGTTCGAACCACTAGTATGGGTTATGACTGCTCTAAAAAATAAATCTCTATTCTTAACTATAGTGCCGTTGGCATACTGCTTCCCCGAGACCCATTCCGTGAAGGCTTCTTCGGTCCCCCCAACTGTGATAGGTCTGCTGTCTGCAACATAGCTATCCCAATATTTAAAAACCGGGTCTAAGTTGTCATACCCAAACACTTTAAATCCAGTAGTGGTTTTTTCAATAATAACTCCACTATAGGTTAACGTAGCAATAGGAACACTGACATTGAAGTTAATGTCATAATTTTCAGGAGGAACAAATATACTACTCGATTTCGAACTTGGGTTTTTACTATCTAAAATATATTTCTGCTGAGATTTATCAACAAATCCAGATAGTCTTGTAGAAAGATTAATATCGATACCAGAAATTTTATCAGTTAATATTGTTTGAGGTAAACCTAACCCTCTTAGATAGTTTACAACATAATTCAATATACCAGTTGATTTTTCGATCGCATTTGCCGAATTAATGATATCAGAGATTGTATAAAATAATCCAGTGTCGGCACAAATAGTCTGTCCTATTATATTCTTGATTAACTTATTTTTATCTAAATTTTCAGTGATAAATTCAAAAGGTCTCATCACCGAAGCAGCAATAATCAAAGCAAACGGCCAATCAGAACTTTTTCTCCATGCAGATTCTACAGGAGAAATATCTCCAAATTTAAAATAACCAGGTTCTAATAAAATAGGAATTGAGGTTGCTATGTTAGAAGATATCGGATCTAATAAGATACCATCGCCGTCGACCGGCAAGTGAGACATTAGTGTCGGGCGCTTGTATCGATCATAAACTCCGGCGGTAAGTCCTTGACGAATGCGACCATCTCTTAAATCTTCCCAGAGAATTAAGTTGTTGTTGGTATATGGTGCAGGGCCGTATTGCGATTCCCACCAAGTTGGTTTTTCTGTAAATCCCAACATTTCCCAAGGATGAGAATGAGGTCTATCTGTGTCGTAAAACCATGTATAGATACCTCTCCACCATGCAGGTAAATTAACAGATGACGTAGTATCAATCGCAGAACCATAGTTGTATGTGAACGGGTCAGCGTCGATAAAATAAATGTTATCTACAAATTCTGCTCTAGAAATTTGTGCCCATCGTCTAAACTGTCGTGAAACAACAGAATCTAGCTCTTGCTTGTTGTAGACAGCGTTACCGTATCTTCCGCCAAAAATCGAATCTATGTCGAAGATTTCAGAAGTGTAAGTTTTTTTAATGTTGTTGTATATTCGCTTTTCTAATTCTAAAATAACGTCATCTCGATAGTCTCCATAAGCAACGACAATACTGCCGTCGTGTCCTTGTATAACTTCAGTAGGAGTTCTATAAGTGCTATCGACAAACTTCTGCGGCAGGTATTTTTTATATAATCCCAGTTTAGTCGGAGTCGGAGGCATGTAGCTAAATGCTGTACTTACATACTCTCTAATTTCTACTCTATCGCCTTCGACTAAATTTACAGATAGCTCAACGAATCCGAAATTAGAATTAAATGTATAGTCTTGATCAACAACTAATTGATCCCCATTGACATACACGTACACAGCCAAGCTACTGTTAACAGTTAAATCAAATTTGGTATTTAATGCAAAAATTTTAATTTCAGTGTCTTCTACAACATAATTTTTAGAACCGTAGGCACCGGCACCGATCATGTCAGAGTCAACAAAAGGATCTGTTTCTTTTTTTACCTTGGTCATTGCCGCAATGATGTCGTCGACAAATTCAGACGGATTTAATCCATAGTCTAGGGTTTCAGCAAATTGTAAAAATGTATTCTTGTAATCTCTGTAAGCCTTAGTAGAATACTCTAGTGCTTTAATTACATTAATCTGCTTGTCGCAAAGCAATGTAAGTGCTACCGGTGCTATACCAGTGTGCTTAATAAATCTTCTAGCAAATACAGGATACCCGGCAATATCTCGCAAATTGCTATCTCCAGGATACACACCAATAAACGATTCATCTACATCAACCGCCGTCGAAATGTGATCAACTGCTTGACCTAATGTAAAAGTTTGAATATCAGCGTTTAACGGATTTTTTTCTAATCCTATGGGTATTTCATAATATCCTTCGTCTGGTTCAGCATCACAAAATATTTTTACAGATACGACAGAATTTTTAGATAATGTCGAATTAAATTTAAATATTCCTCCAATTCGTTCGTATCCGGCAGCAAACTTTATACCATTTACATAAAGTGTAATTTTAAAAATTCGATCGTCAGATATTGACTCCCACTTGATAGTACGAAAATTTACTTCATCTGAATCGTTTTCTAAAATTTTAGAATCAATAATCGGTTGATAGTAACGACGATCGGCACTTAACCAACAATTTCCAAACTCCGAATTATCATTAAATTTATAAAATCCAGTTGCAACTTTTTTAGTAATTCCTATCCGGTTAAGTTCGTAGGTAAATGTATCAACATCCCAGTTAAATTCGAATGTAATATCCCCTACATTATCTATATTAAGATAACTTAACCCAAATCCTAATTCAGGATCTATAGACGAATTACCTTGTTTATAAGAAACAATCTTAGATCCACTGAAAGTGCTTACTGGATACCGGTCAGTGTC